CATCAACGGCATTGTATTGGGCATTTTTTTCATCATAAATTGGAACACCCGATAATTTGACAGTAACATCACCAGAAGATGTAGAGTCAGTCTCTTCCAGCACTGTTGCTGTAAAACTGATTGCTGTCGATCCGTTATATAACGTTTGCTTACTTTGCTGATTTAACCAGTGAGTAGACGTAAATTTAAGCTGATCACCGGCTTTTAAAAAACCTGTCTTACTCGGTGTTGCTCCAGTTAATGTTATCGTAAACTGGTAGGAATCCTTAACAGAAAGATAATCAACGTTAGGCGCTGTTTTCACTGTGATTGTTCCGTCAAAATCCCCTTGCTCTCTTGATGCAAGACCATTAGACATTAATGCACGGATCCCCCCAAAATTACCTGTTATTTGCGCGTTTTCCCAAGCTGAACGCACTAAAGGTTCAGCGGAGATAGTAGTTTGTGCATCGGCAAGCCGTTGGGCTGACCACGGATCCATGACGGCGTAGTTTTCACTGGTTTTAATGCCAATATCTTTTATGAATGAGGCCGTTTGAGCCACATCTGACCATTTCTTTATCGGTGTATTCGGTGAGCCTAGCGATAGCGCACCATTGTTCATCATGAAATGGGCTAATTCTGTTTCAAGATCAGTCACCATACGCTCATGAATCGGTGATAGAATTTGTTCAAGCTGATTAAGCTTTAACGCTTCTTCAATTTGTGTCCATTCAACAGCCACCGTGATGTATTTACGACTTTGCCTGTCGCTTTGCCAGAGATAAGACCATTTTTATCTTTCCCCGTAATGTCACCTGTCTCTGTTCTTTCAGACTTGAATTGATGCGGACGCTTAAAGCTCACACTGTCGCCCGTGTTTGAGTTTATCTCACCCGATAATAATTGCCTGTCAACGGTTTTACACAAAACAATATCCGACATAAAACCGGGTAAGAATTTTTTTAAAACGATTTGACTAATATTTGAGTCTAGATTATTGCCATTTTTTTACTCTTATTCAATAATTGCACCTGGGCACAATTTGTTAAACTCATCGGATTTCACGTTTCCGGCGCCACCTTTTAGCTCGGGTTCAGGCTTAGGTGTTTTTTTAGGTTTGGGTGCCAGTTTTACCTTTCTGGCTAATTTGACCTAACAGAAACGCGGCTCGGATAGGATCATTCTCAGCGGTAAGCCGCTGGCGTAATGCTTTGTTTTTTCCAAGTGCATAGGCGATAAGTTCTGTTCCCTCATCAGCAGCATGAATTAAAATTTCCTGTTGTAGTACTGGAACTTCTGAACGTACAACCTCTTCCATCTCCGTATAATCTTTTACGGGTAATTTAGCTGCACGTTGTTGATGGGATTTTAAACGCTGAATAAATCGTTCCTGAACTTCTTGTTGCTGCCTTTGCTGCGCTTGTTTTTTTTGTTCGACATGGCTTTTTTTCTCATGCCAATCTGTCAGTGCTTTTTCATAGACTTCTTCATCATAATCACATGATTCCAAGGTGGGTTTAGCAGGAATAACGTTATCATGATTCACTGGCGATTGATAAGACTGCTTGGTTGTCAATTCCTCAAGCTGTCGTTTCAAATCGCGATTTTCTTTCTGTGTTTCTTTAAATCCTTTTCTAAGTTCTTTAACCCACTTAGGAGCTGGCTTTCCTTCAATTGAATCATCGTCATCAGCCAGCGAGATTTCTTCATCGCCGATCTGCAAGGAGTAATCTTGTTCCTGATCGACGTTCTGATCTGGTTTTACTTCAGATGATTCACCAGTCACAATTTCAGCATTGTCAGTGGTGTTACTCTCACTAACTTGCTTTGTTTGTTCTGTTGTTTCTAGCTGTTGTCGTTTCTGATTTTCAGACATAGGTACAGCCTGACCATCAATGATCAGTTCGTTTTCCATCTATTACCCCTTAACTCTGCGAGAAGTCCGCAGGAGACTGTTGGTTATTTTGTGATTGAATAGTTTTCGCAACATCTAAGCTTTGCTTATGCTGCATATCGGTTGCTTTTAGAATTAACTCGGCATCTGCTCGTGATGAGTCGCCTTGTTCTTTCTGGAATTGATGTAACATTTTTAGCGCTTCTCTAATTTCAGAGCGCTTTGTACTATCAGCAGAGGCAAGAATCTGAACAACTTTGGCTTCTGCTACTCTAGCCTCAGTCTGAGCCTGAAAAGCTTTAACCTGAATAGACAACTCTTCGTTCTTCGCTTTCTGAACTTCAGCTTGCCCTTGCATCAATACCCCTTGAGCGGCTACAAGTTCAGCATTAGGTTGTTGGGCTTGCTGTTGAGCCTGATCAACAACTTGGGCTTCTTCTGCATTACGAGGCTTAACAACGCCTTGAGTTAATAACTGCTTGCGATTGTAATCTTTGAACTCGTCGAGCCCTTCCCCGTCCATATTGTCTAGAATAATCCCCTGAACAACTGCACGCATTGGGTCTTGCGGTAACATTCCAGCCAACAGATTAGTCAGAACTGAAACAGTAGCATCACGTCTCGCTGTATAAGATGGCCCCACATCAACGGTGACATCATAACGCCCCGTCGATAAGTCATTCATCGCTACCACTTGTCCTGTCTGCTTATCTTTGATGGCAACCGACATTAACGCTATATCGTCCGTACCATCATCATTAACAATACGGACTTCTCTGTCTGAACCATAGACTTCACGTGCCATCGATAACCAAACTTCACCTGCTCGCTTAAGACTTTTGGCCATGTTATCAAGGTAAATAAATGAGGACATATCAGAACGATGCATCAGATTATTAACCGTCTCTTTAGCTATATTGCTTGGCATTTGTTGCATAGCCTGACTTGAACCGGTTACTTCCTGAATATCACTACTGGTTTGTTGTAATAATGCCGCCATTGCCTGATTGAGTGGCTGCGGTTGGGTGTATCCTATTGGCGTTGGTGGCGCAATAATATTGCCTTGTTTGTCAACAATCTCATTTAATGGTAAAAAAGCGGGTCTGTTCTTATTTCTAGTTTCCCAATATTTCTCCAGTTTTTTTATCTGACTTTTACCAACAATCGGAATTGAGCCCGTATCCTGAGTCGCAGAATCTGCCAGCATCGACACTTGTAAGTTATACAACCGTTGTGCATCCATGGCTTTTGCTATATGCCCCTCAACTCGCTCAATATCATCGATAAACCACCGCTTACCATAGACTGGAATTAACGGAATATGATCACCTGGTATTCGTTGAGCTTTCTCGAGGAATCCATCACCATCAATCACTGAGACATAAACATGTTTGCGCTTTATGGTTCGCCGAGCTTCCTCGATAAAGCCTATGTCTTCAAGATCATCCTGAACAAGTTGAAGTTGATCACTGTCATAGGTGACTTTTTCATTAGTGAAGGGATTGCTAAAACTAATAACATCGACGGATTCTTTTTTTACTTCATAATACTTGGCAATATAAACAACATCATTATCAAACCAGTCATAATCCCAAGTTTTCTCAATTCTGCTATCTAACGTCGACGGATCTTTATTGTATTCAGTTTTGTATTTATCAACTGACAGTGAATACATACAGAAAGCCCATTCAGCATCAGACTTATCATATTTCTTTGCGTCAGGATCAAACCAAACGGAGCGGGCAGGATCGTATATTGGCTCCAAGCGAATACGCTGTCTTTCATCCATGGGTTCAAGTTCATTGACTAAATTTGTCGTCAGCCTGAAACAACCAAATCCACCTGTCGCTGCATCATCGAATGCATTATCACATGCCTCACCACCGTCGGTTTCTTCGTAATCAGCACGAAATAACCCATTTAATTTATTGGCTAATTCTTCGCTAGCTTCCTTGTCACCAGGCCTAAATTTCACCGTAATTCGATTATTGCGATATTCGCTAATTATTCTGTTTAATTCATTAGATATTTTATTGATTTCAAATTTGGGATATTTCTCAAAATGTTCTTTTACTTCAGATCCAGCGGCCGTTGCGCCTTCCCATTGCCCACCAGGAACTCGCGCAAATCTTGTCGCCTCAATACATTTACTTCTTACTTCTTTTTGCGATAAGTGCGCACGGTCAAATCTGAGCATAATTTGCTCATGTCTTTTATGTAATGTTTCAGCCATAATTACCAACTAGAAGATGAGGGAACGAATATTTCAGTGTCTTCTTTTAAACGAATGGGATTAGCAAATGACATCATGAGGGTATCAGCCATATTGGGTGATTTTATTCCTTTTGATCTCATCTTCTCTTTGCTAATCAATTGGATTAATCGATTACCCGCGGTGCGTTTTCGTTGTTGTTTAACCAATTCAGACTTAACTTGTGATAGTTTTTTTATTTTTGATGATAGGCTTATCAACTCATCCGGATCGATATATTCTCTCTTTTCAACTGCGCGCCAGGTTTTATAAAATCTATCTGCCAAATAAACCCAATATTGCGCGCGTTTATTTCTAAACGTATCACGGTTAGTTCTGTCATCATTATTTGTTGATGAAATATATTCACCATTCCCTGGAACATATATTTCATTAGGATAATCAGGAGAATCACCAGCGCCAAAGCCAGTTACAACCATCTTATTACCATCGTTACTCTGTCTTAGATGAGTTTTTACTGTACCCGCACCTAAACCAATGTTGTCATAAATAAAATCATCAGCTCGATAGTCAAATGCTTCATCAAAAGCCCTAATAGTTGCATCTGCCACATCACCTTCTGACCAACTCACACAATCCTCAACAAGCACGCCATAGCGTTTTGATAATGCTTTTTCATCCTGACCAGAATCGGCAGGGTCAAAGGTAACAACACGAATGCCTCTTGGCCTAAGTCCTAACTTGATGTGAGCATCGATCGCAGCATCCACCCACTCAGGCTGAATTAATGCATCATCATAATTAGCATCACACTCGCCACCGTAAACATGAAGCCATTTTTTATAGTTTTCACGTTTCATCTTCTCAGCATCATTTTTGAGTTCTTCGGATAACCAGGGATTATCCAGGTAACTCACTTTGCCGACATATAAGTCATCGTCTTCGTAATAGCCTTGAACATCAATTATTTCCTTGTAAGGCTTAACGAAACGCTTATATACAGCGCCATCTTCTTCTGCCGGATTAAATGAAAACCACAGCTCAGAACCAGGCTTTCGTATTGTCGGTATAAGTATATCAAGACTCTTTTCAGATACTGTTTCAGCTTCTTCTATCCATGCAACATCAAAATCATGCTTTGACTTGATAGAAGCTATATTACGTGCTAATTGTCCGTATTTAAAAATAGAATCATTTATACCTTCAATATAATTATTAAGAATGCGAAATCGGTTTTGTAATCGCAAAGTTTCTATTTCCGCTTGTAAAACAGCGTGTACAGAATCTTCAATTGAATTCATAAACTCACGTAAGCATAAAAACCTACGTTTATTAATCGATGCTGTTATTAATGCTATCTTAGCGAAAGAAAGCGTTTTCATGCCGCCACGACCACCAAAGTAAACTTTTATGCGTTTCGGTTTAAACATTGGCGCGAACTTTTCACTAATTTGCACCTTCACTTATAGTCATTCCTATAAATTCAATACTAATTTTGTTGTCCGTTTCAATTGCGCCGCCATTTTTACCTGACAATTCAGTTTCTTGTTTATCAGCATATCCATGCTTACTTAGCATCAATTTGGCAATAGTAGGATTGAATTCCCCTTTCAAACCAGAATTTAGCAATTTATTTTCTTGCAATGCGAGAATTCCTTCAACGATGTCCGAAAATTCAACATTTGTTGATGACCATTCATAAATTGTCGATCGAGAAATATTGAGATAACAAGCTAAACCAGCGATATTAGGCACAACATCCCCTACTGTTTTATATTCGCCCATTAAATAGGCCTTGGCCTTTTCAAGACTCATGGCTAACTTACTTGGGCGTCCAATTTTCTTTTTGCTCACCATAAGTTACTCTCTAGGTTTACTGGAAAAGGAGTAAAGCCTCTTTCCCTTTTTGAATTGACTTTTGCGCACGGGCGACAGGTGTACTTTCTGCGCCGGATTCGTGCCATAAATCCTTAAATATCTCAAATTTCAGCTTCTCGTCTTTCACAAAATCGATGGTGATTTGTGCTGCTGCTGTATCAAGTAATACCAATCTTAAAATATCAAGACGCACTTGTTGTTCTGCGGTTATTTCTTTCATCATTTCACCTATTTCGAATTAATATTTATGTTTAGCCGCACTCATTGCCCATCGTTTAGCCTGATTTAGACAATCTTCTAGCATCTTGCCTCGTTTACTCGCTGGCTGTTTGCGGTAGTACCGGATAGCTTCATTTGTTGCTAAACTGGCTACAGAGTTAGAAAAGCCGAGCTTGATTAACTCGGCCTTAACATTGGCTTCGATGAATTGCTCAGGAGTCATCCTTCTAACCTCATGCTCCCACCAATTAAATCAAGGGGGATTTGAGATAACTCCATTACTGTTTTTTCAGCTTTTTTAAGAATGGGTAAATCATCTTGACGCTTACGTAATCGACGACCAGCATCCGAAGAGTCTTTATCAGACTCTTTTCTGGCTGTAGCAACAATATTTTGTAATTGCTCAATAGTAAAAGCTAATCCTTTATTTTCTTCCAACTCCGTCATGTAGTCATAGATTTTAGCCTGCAACTCATAGCTGTAGCTCATTGCCATTAGACAGGCTTCACGTTTTGGAAATCGGTAAATTTTTCGAATAGACTGGGCACCGTTTCCAGTGGTGAAAATATCATCAGCTAAAAATTTAGCAGATGTTTCTCCAAGAACTTTGGGTACTTTTGCCATAAAATTATTGTGCTGTAATTTACGATATTTTTTGCAAGGAAACGTTAATGCTTCTGCTTCCGCTTTTGATTTCCGGTCAGCATTAATGTAATCCACCATTTCCAGACTGGTCATTGTTGGCATTTCTGTTACTAAAAAATTGTCATTTTTAGTTGTTACTAATTTCATCGTACTTTTCCTTATAGAAAATCGAACCTGCGCGCACAGAACAGCCGCCCACAGAAAAGCACCATTTTAAACGGCGTTCTTCAGGCTCGACTTTCTATAAGGTTCTGTGTTTTATTGATGCGCGTGCGTGGCGCTGAGATTGTTAAGATTTGAACGTGCCAATGACCGATTCAGTGACACTGTGTTTTGATGTACTGCTGTAGATATTCCGTCTGCTTTTCGTTCTCAGCTATCATCGCTCTGAGACGGAAATAATCTTCTCGAGCTGCCTCACCAAGTTGTGGGGTGGCTTCATCATGTCGGCTCTGGGGGGTAGCGGTTTTGGATGTACGACACACGGCGTTGAGGCGCAACCACTTGTTACCAGCACGAACAGCATCATGCAGCTTATCAAGCTCTGTTTTGGCATTATTCAGTTCCTCGGTGTGTTGAATATTGAGTTGATGTAAGGTATCGATTTTTTGCTGTTGCCGTTTCACGGCTTCAATTTGTGCGTGATATTGCTGTTTTAATGTTTGGTAGTTTTGCCTGATGGTTTGATAACGGTAGTTGATAAAAATAAGTGAGAGAATTAACCCTGCAATAATCACTCCGATAAATGAGTAAGGTCGCCATAACATATTACGCTCTCAATTTCCCGACGGGTAATTAGCCCTTTCCAAACTTCGCCTTTCACATAAACCCACCGCTTCATCTCATCACATGCCCCTTTTCGGTCATTGTTGTTGAGCTTTTTGAACAAGGTCGATTTGGCAAAATTACCCACGCCCACGTTATAAGCAAATGAGTAAAGGGCTGCCTGTGTTAGCGTGTTGATATTGACCTTAATCAACGGGTCAACATAACGTTTAACGGCTTTTAAATCGTCATTAAGCCACTTATCGCAGTCTTCTTGCGTGTACATCCGGTTACGCACAATATCCTTGCCTGTGTGCCCGTAGCAAACAGAAAGAATACCGCCACCGTCAAAATAGGGCTTAAGTCTCAGCCCTTCGAAATGCGTTATCATCGCTGAGGCTAAAAACAGCGCACTACCGCCCGTTGCCATCAATATTTTTTTCGGTATCTTCATACTGACGTTCCTTGAGTCTGTACTCCTTTTTGCGGTAGTACACGTTGATAAAAAATGTCCCTATCGTGCAGACAATACCCATCACAGCTACCCACTGCTCAAGGGTAAAAAAATCAAAAATCGTTGTCATGACTCCCCCGATGGTGGTCATGATGCCCCACAGATAGGCGGCAGGTGTTGAGTATTTTTCAAACATACGCATATACCCTCCCGTTGAGGGTTCCATTGCTTTGAATTGAACAGGGAGCCAGCCGCCTTACTCGTTTTGATGATTGTTTGTGTGAGTATTGCGGTGGCGTAAACGAAAAACCCCACGTTTTCACATGGGGCTATGCACTACTGCCTTATTTACCTTATATGTACCATACGAGCTTACAAAAAGTAGTGCGTTGATAAGATATTATTATTTGGTTAATGAAGCAACAAAAAACCCCGCAAAAGCGAGGCTCATAAGTTAGCTGACGTTGTTGTCACTCTTATCACAATATCAGGATTTTTACGATCGTAAAGTATTTTTATGCTATTTTTGTACATCCGGATCCATCTCCAGTTTTATATTCAGCATCATCAACATACCTTCAATCACCCCTTCTGCTTTTTGTAATTTTTTTCCTATATGCGTATCTGAGCAATGGTGTTCATAAGCTAATTGGATAAATGTTTTACCAAATACATAGTATTCAAAGAGTAAATCGTGGATATCCCTGTTTTTTTGATTTAGTTTAGCCATACAGCTTGAAATAATCATGGCATCATCTTCGCAGCACTGGGGCTTGGATTTTATTTTGAGCGGAATTAATCCTTTAAATCCTGTTGCAACAGGTGACCAATACACATCTTCTCTATTATCAGCTACCCAAGCTCCCCAGCGAACTAATACCTGCTGAATGTCACGCATTAATTCCCCTCCGGCAAAATATGAATTGAGGCATGGTCTCAATGCCCTGCGTTGAATAGTAATGGTGGTTTCTTGATTATTTGATTTCCCAAATGGTGATAATTAATTTTCCGCCCTTAACGATTTCCTTTCGCTCAACGTGCAACACATCTATCTGAGAATCATCAACTATCAAACTGCCATGACAAAGTGCATCAATCGGTGCTTTCATCAGGTTATCTAAATCTCGCTTACGACGGTCAGGTGGATATACTCCTATCTCAACCCCCAAACGTTGAGATAATCGTTTACAGAGCTTTTGACGCATTATTTCAGCGACTACCGACTGACGATATAATTTGCCTTTTGCGGTGATGAAGTGTTTGTTGTGTTTGGCGTGATACCAGTAGTGATTGACAGAAGGGGGAAAAGGAACGGTGATGTTATAAGTTTTCATTCATAGCTTAATCTCTCTCATCTCCACCCCTTTAGCGGTATAACCGGTTAACTGTTTACCTGCTATTCGTTGACGCTTTTTCGTCAAAAAGTGGATGTGGTCTTCATAAACATAGCGGTATTCACCATCGACAAGGATGTGTTTAAAAGCTTTCATTGGTTGTTTTGCATACTGCACAAATTTATTATTATCCTTATATATCAATGCATTAGATGGACATAACGTTTTTCTTGCTTTGGATTCTTTAATTTCCTTCTCTGCACCTCGGTATACCCAGAATGTTTCTTTATGGCCCGTAATTTTACGTGTACGAACTTTAATATAACCAAGCCGTGCCATTAATCGACTAAACTCATTATTACTTTTTACCAACAAAGAAAGTTCATAGGTTGATTCACATAACCAGCCATGACGAACATACTCTTTGACCAATGCCTTATTGTGTTCAATGTTAATTACTGTATATTTATCATGTTGTCTAGGATGTCGATAGATAACCCAATTATCGAAAGCGTCTTGTCTTTCATTTGTTAATATCTGCACTGCAAAAGTTCTTAACGCTTTTCCATTTTTACGATTCCAATATTCAACCCATGAATCAGAGCGGTTAAGTATCAAAAGACAGTAATCATCAACTTTATGTGAATGCACGCCACGTGAAAAAACCTTATTTTCCAATGGCCTATCTGGGCATAACGATGCTTGATATTCATAAGATTTTTTATATCCTCCGGTGAATCCGGTATCACTATCTGCCTCATGAACGGAAATCCCCGAATTAAGCCACACTAACCCATTACCATCGTGCCTCAGTCCTAAATCCGTTAATGTACAGATACCGTTGTTAATGACTGACCAGTTCCCCGAAATAACCGCTTTTCGGAGGTTAAATATATTGAAGTCCTCACTTTGGACACAAAGGTATCCTTCACGGCGATTTTCCCTGCTTTGAATTTTCATATTTTTGCCTATTTGATTTTTATTTGGTGGGGTTTAGCGGATTACAGGTGAAGTTTTCTATTAACACTTTTGGCAATTTGTCACGCTTTCCAGCACTGCCTCCCGTCCAGTAATAATCAATTTCTTTAAATTGCATTCTAAACATGGACGGCTGGGATAAGATTTTCAGGCAATCCTGTTCTGATAGTGCTTTGTCACTATAGTGCTGCCAATACACGGGTTCGCCGCCATTTTTAACAATGGTTGCTTCGATTTGGTATTTCATTGGGTTTCCTGATACGAATAATCTAACAGTAAACTAAGCGGCTTGTCTGCGTGAACGGTAGCTTTCCCAAGTGAACGTTAGTGTACAACCCCCTCCGTCATTCATCCTGTCCATAACTCGCTCGCCAACAAAGGTTGCTAATTCTTCCTTGGGCAAATTACTAATTAATATCGTTGGTTTTAAATTTTCATAACGACAGTTAATAATTTCAAATAAAATCATTTTTTCCACATCACTACCGAATTGGACACCCACCTCGTCGATAATAAGCAGGTCTGGTGAAGCGTACATTTCAATTACATCTGACTCACGTTCTTCTGAATCCTTCGCCCATGTTGCCTTAAAGTTTCGGGCAATTTTAATAGCTGATGTCAGCCTGACCGAAGCCATGAAGTTTTCAATAATCGATTTCCCTATTCCAATTGCCAAATGGTTTTTTCCTGTCCCTGGCTTACCACACATAACCAATCCTCCGCCTTGTTTCAACCTTTCAGGCCATTTTGCAGCATAGGACTTACAAACAGCTAAACACTGTCTGGCGTAACTATTGATGGGTTCATAGTTATCCAGTGAAGCCATATCAAACCGTTTCGGAACATTGAAAAATTTTAGTAAATTAAGCTTTTCTTGATGAACTCGCTTGAGCTCAACCGCTTGATACTCCTGCTCTAGCGCTATTATTTTTTCTCTCAGGCATTCAGGACATTCACCTTGTGTTTCCATCCCTCTCAGACTCAACAATTTTCGCTTGTAAGTTTGATATTCTCCGTGTTTTTCACAAGTGACAGTTATCTCCTGCACGACAGTATTTTCTATCACTTTCGGTTTTTGAAGTGTATCTTCCAACCGAATTTTCAATGATTCGATTTTTGTTCGATAACCCATGTTACACCTCCGCCCATGATGGAATTTCGGTTTGACCATAATCAAAATGCGAAAAATTAGTCACCATACCTGAAACCTTTCGAACAGGATTTCTTACAGCCTGTTTATTCTGGTAATTCAGTTTCTGACTCGTGGTGATAAACCATTTCTTCGGTTTGTCGTGTTGATATTCAATATCCAGCCTCAGTAATTCACTGGGCAGATCGAGATTGGGGTAAAGTTTTTGCCAATCAGCGAAGTCTTTGTGATTCAGGCGTATCACCTTTCCCTCAAACGCATATTTTTCTGACATCGAATGAACATCAGCAGATATTTCTTCCCCTTCATCCTCACAAGCCATTTTTTCGGCTTGGGTGTTATAGGGAATCAGGTTAAGGGAATCAGGAATCAGGTTAAGGGAATCAGCAGGATTAAAACTGTGCTTGTATGGTGCTTGCACTGTACTTGTACGGTACTCTTCTTTTTTATCTTGTTTTTCAGTAGCTTGAAATAATCCATCATGTTCCTGAACAACAGTCGGCGACAAATTGTTTGGCTGTTCATCCTGTTTAGAAGTCAATGTCGATTGATTATAACCAACATGAGAAGTGTTTAAATTTTGTTCGTTCGTTTGTTGGGTTTTAGGTTTTAAGTGCTTGTCAGATTCTTGCACTGTATTAGTATGGTGCTTTTCTGATGCCGCTTTATTATCAATAAATTGAGTAATCTGTTCAGGGATTTCACTGGGTGACTCTTTACAATGAGGATTTTGATGTTTTTTCCAATTATTAATTTGGATGTAGTCATTCCCATCAACTGAATACCGAGTGATAAAATTTTTACTGTGTAACTGGGACAATAACTTTTCACAATCCGCTTCATCATAAGGTAATACCATTGCTTTTATTTTACGGGGCTTATCTTCAAGACGACCTTCTCTATCCGCAATCGTCCATAATCCCGCGAACAAAAGTCTTGCTAATGGTTCGCACTCAGCTAAATCATCATTGCTGAAAAAACCAGGTTTGATATTTCTTGCTCTTGCCATAACGTTATCTCTTTTAGTGAATTTGTAACTTTTTCAGGACTTTGATACTAACCGACGGGCAAAATCTTTGTTTTTTGATGCAGCAACCAATAGCCCATCAGGACTATCTGGATGGGCTTTTTCTTCATGGTTTTTATTGATAAATCGGCGATTTCTTGGCATAATGACCTCGCTGAAATTGAAAGAAAAAAAGGGAAATTCGTCGTTTCCCTTCTCCTTGAAATACTAAACTTTCTTCATCAAACACAAAGCTCATTACAATTCTCAAAAGCTTCATCGTTTTTTAACCTTGAAGCTTCTTTTTTGGCAATCTCAAATGTTCCAGCATGTCTATCAGTTTGCGTATCTCTTCACCTGAGATATTTGTTATGACTAAATCCTGCTTCGGTGAATCGTACCCCATGCAATCAAGCAGTCTTGCCATCTTTGGGATTATTCCATCCTCTGACTGCCATCTCGTGATTTGAGAGGGGTTTATGCCAATAGCGTGAGCAATTCTTATTGCTGAATGTGCCTGAATGCCATTGCGTATTCGGGCTTCAATATTTTTTGCATTTGATTTGCGTGTAATTGTGGTTTCCATGTCTATAATTAATTCCATAAGTTTCAGATAAATAGTATTCCCTCCCGATGGGCTGGGAATTTAAAAAATCTCCCAATTTCAGGGAGGCCAGGTTGTTAAAGAGCGGTGTTTATAATTTATTTTGGTGGAAAAATGTCATCTAAAATACAGCTAGAACCGAAATTTTTTAGAGCCTTAACTATGATTCGACAATCATCAAGTTTTGGTTTTCTTTTGTTCAGTTCGTAGTTAGCTAATCTTGTCTGTTTCCAGCCAATCGATGCAGCTAATACATTTTGAGAAATTCCTAATTTTTTTCTCTCGTTTGCAATATTGTTCATTGTATCCCCCTAATGACATATTAAACACAAAATGTGATTAATAGTCAATCACGATTTGTTTGAATACAAATATCACAATATGTGTTAAAAATTACATTATGAAAAACCTACATGAAAGAATTGGTAAAAGGCTTAAATTATTGAGAGAAGCCAGAGGATTGAGTCAAGCACAACTAGCAAAGTTGTGCGGGTATTCGTCTGCGTCAAGAATTGGAAATTATGAATTAGGTGACAGAAAAATCAGTGTTGATGATGCAATCAGGATAGCTCCAATATTAGGAATTTCCGCCGCTGATTTACTTTTTAGTAATGATGATCAGTTAGATAATTTTTCAAAAAAAGGAAAGGTTTTATCTAAAACAGAAGAAAATCTTTTAGAAATGTTCAACGCCCTGACAGAAGAAAAACAAAAAAATTACTTGAAAGAAATTGCTGAGACTAGGGCTAATCTTGAACGAATTTATAAAGAAATGAAAGAAAAAGAGAAGAAGTCAAAAAGAGCATCGTGAGGTGGGTGACAAAAAATTCATTTTTATAATAGGATGATTAATATTAAATGGATATAATAAAAATTAAAAATATTGAAAAAATATGTAAAGTTATTGATAACATCAAGAATGGTGAATTGATTGATGCAAATAGAATAAATCTTTCTGAATTAAGTAATGTGTGCATAAAAGCGTATGGTGAAGGCAAACAATTTGAAGGTGTTCTTACTTCTTCAATATGCTATGGATTACGTGATTTTCATAATGAGTTATTAAAAACATATTGTATAATTAAATATGGAACAGATAACCTGAAATCTTTAAAGAATTCCGAAAAAGATGCCTTAGAAATAACCTTTGTAATTGAGCATGGAAGCACTAAAATTCTTGCTAAATGGGAAAATATTATAAATGCATTCAACAGGATGACAGAAGGTATGAGCGGAAACGTAAAAGCGATATGTTATATAGTTACCGTGTTAGCTTTTACTGGATATTTTTGCTTCGATAAAAATACAGACAAAGAACTTCAACTAGAAAAAACAAAAGAACAATTATCAGCTTCAATTGAAACCCAGAGAATACTTAAAGAAGGTATGATTGAAGCACTAAGGATCAACAACATCAATCCACAAATACTTGACGAAGTAGAAGCAAAAGCATCTCAAGCTTATGAGAAAGTATTAAAACCATTTTCTGATGCTAATAAAGTTGAAATATCATCAACAATAAACAATTCTGTATTGGACAATAAAGAACTTAACGAATTTATCGCCAATCCAACCACAAAACTACAAACAATAGATTCAACTAAGGTTTTACTTATAGAGGGGATTAAACGTAGCCCAGAAAAACTTACTGTTACTTGTAGTGAAATAGACTCTAATCATTCATTCACAATGTATATCAATACCGGATTTATCTCACAAACTGAAATAGATATTCTCTTTGATGCTTTCAAAAAAGATAAGCATGTAGCAGTGCAGGGCTCGTATAAAACCCGCGCTGGAGTAATAGAAGAGGGTGTTCATAATTCTGTGTCAGGGGATTTTATATTTTGATTATACCATCTAGGCGCCCTTTAAAATAGATGGACAATTGAGCAATGGTTAACGCCCAGTTACTAATCGGCATAGTCCATTTGTTGGATACCTGATTGATGCCAATATAAAGTAATTTTAATAAGCTGTTTTCATTAGGAAAAGCCCCTTTGGTTTTAGTTAATTTCCTAAACTGCCGATGAACCGCCTCTACTGCATTGGTCGTATAAATGGGTTTTCTAATGGCTTTAGGGTATCGAAAATAAGCACTGAGCAACTCCCATTTACTTCGCCAGGATTCTAGCACTATCGGGTATTTTTCACCCCATTTCGTTTCCAGTTCATCAAGGGCAAGCTCAGCAGCCGCTTTAGTATCTGCACGATAAACCGGCTTTAAATCAGCCATAAAGGCTTTTTGGTCTTTACTGGCAATATAACGTAAGCTATTGCGAATTTGATGAACTACGCATAGCTGAACTTCTGTCTGCGGGAAAATACTGGCTATCGCTTCTGGAAACCCTTTTAATCCGTCAACACAAGCGATTAAAATATCTTGTATACCACGGTTATGTAAGTCAGTCAGAACGCTCAGCCAATGATGTGCTCCTTCTGTTTCAGACATATAGAGTCCTAACAATTCCTTATGCCCATCGGTGGTTAGTCCAAGTACTGTGTAGATTGCTTTATTGATATAGTGACCATCATGTTTTATCTTGTAATGAATGGCATCGAGCCAGACAAAAGGATAGAGCGCCTCCAGAGGGCGTTGTTGCCAGGCTTTTAATTCAGGGAGTAATTTGTCAGTAATATGCGTAATAGCTCCATCTGATATTTCCAGTCCATATAATTCTGCAACATGTTTTTGAATATCACGATAACTCATGCCTAATGCAAATAACGATAGGATTTTGTTATCAATATCCTCTGATAATTTTGTCTGATTTTTCTTAATGAGCTGAGGCTCAAAAGCACCTGACCTGTCTCTGGGCGTTTTCAGTTCAAATTGACCTGATGTCGATTTAACCGTTTTTCGAGTATAGCCATTTTTACGCGTATCGATTGACGTTGTCGATAGGTAGTGTTCTATTTCTGCCTGCAGGGCAGCTTCGGTCAGCTGTTTTATGAGTGGTGTGAGTATTCCATCCGTACCGAGTAAATTTTTACCTGATTGTAATTGCTTCAACGCTTCATCAAAATTAAATGATTGATTTCTCATATGTCATACCTCTTTTTTTGAGTTTAAGATATGACACAGATTTTTGAACACTACCTAATAGAACGGGCTGTTGCTTCGACGATTGAAGCATATCAAACAAAATAACCCTCGTCCCCGAGGTTTTTTTATTGCCCTCTCACCACCCACTACCCCATATACACTCCCATCTCAACATATTTAACCCATACCTTAATAATAACCATAGATTTAGCCTTCTTTTTTGTTTTAACAATCCTTTTTTATCGCTGACAAAAATAATTCTTTTAAAATCATGATGATATTTTTTACCAAAATAAACACAATTTGTGTTTGACAAAATAAACACGATATGTGATTATGATCGCATCAACTCACTGCAACAGGCAAACGCCAGACAATACCACGAGTTATCTGAAACCTTGCCAGACGTTGCCAAGTAGCCAGCCTGAGGCGTATGAACATGAAGGCAAGTGACGACAGTTAAGCAATACCGCTCTTTAACACCATTTCGCTGAAAAAGCGAACCATAAAACACCCAAACAGTCGGTTTTGGGGTGTGTGAAATAACCAAATTGCAGCCATAAAGTTGAAACCAACACCAGGGTACTACCAATATGACTGTAAATATAATCCGGATACCTCCGGCACACACCACCAAAACCCATTGTCAGGAGGTAATATGTGTAACTTTCATGGTTATGATAATGCTCGCTGTCGTAGACATGAGCGTAGAAGCGCCAAGCGAGCAGCCTATAACTATAACAAAGCGCTTAATTTGGCATTGAAAGCAGCGTTGAACCCATCTAAAAAATCTAACCAACTAACAACTCCAAATCCTAAACGCCCTATTCTTTCACTAAAAAGAAAAATGATGAGTCGTGTAGAAAAAGCAATATCAATACGCCTAACTAAAGTTTATGACTCATTTGATAATTGCTGTTTGCCTGAAATAGCTTTATACACTGCTAAAAGGTTTAAAAATAAACCTAAGCTCAACTTCGGAGTAACTGCTAATGTTTGAGAATAACAAAACGATTAAGGTTCAAATTGTTGCTGATGTTAGAGCAAAGTGTAACTATATAGTAGATATGAACGAAGAAGATTATAAAAAATTTGAAAGAATTATCGATTCACAAATGACATCCAGCAAGATGAATGATGCAATTCTTGATATAGCAAGCAAATACGGAATTTATGATAATATCGACTTCTGCGAACCTGAAGACATTGAATTCCATCTGATAGGAGCATAATTAATCAATTCACAAAATCAAATCCTTTCTTTTTATTAATCATAAATAAACAATTCATAATATAATCAATGTCTTATTAAGGTGATCATTATTCCTGTTTTGTGTGTTGTTGGATTACACAGAGGGAGCGAGCCTGACGCGCCAGAAATATCTGGCAATCAAATTAGTTTCAGGATGTGTGAATGCGGCTCTGCGCTCGCGGGACAGTCAACATTCTATAAATTATCTTTCAAATAGCTAAATATAGTTTGATTGCGTTTACCCGACCGTGATGACTGTAATCGGACACCAAGAGGCACTTGGCACACATCCTAACTTTTCAGCAAATGTTAACAAGGAGTACACATAATGAGATTGGACAATCCACGCATTGTAACGGCAAAGCATCCCAATATGGGTAATCTGGTTGGGATTACTAATGGTAGTCGTCATTTGAGCGATGCAAAATACTTAAGCAGCATTGATATATGGAATGACGACGACATGGAAACAAAAACTTTCAAAGAAATTATACAGTGCTTAACAAAAGAAAATAAGCGTCTTAAAAAAGAGAATTTAAGACTGATGAAGATATATCGTGAAATTGGCGGGCTGTGCAGGACTTGAACCTGCAATAAGTAAATTTTATCTACTGCTCTACCATTCAGCTAACAGCCCAATGTTAATTATAGTGCGGGCATCAAGAAAGCTTTAACCACCAGAGAGAGAATACCTAAAATACCCGCACCTAACATCCAGCGAATTAACTTTTGTTCAGCACGAATACCAGACATTTCAAGTTGTAGGTCTTTACGGACTATTTCCATGTCTTTACGAACATTGGTTATTTCAGCAGATAAGTCCTTACGGACATCAGCTATGTCACGTTTAACGTCAGCAATATCAGCTTTAGTTGCTACATCCGCAACTTCATGCGATCTACGTACAACAAGTGAAATAGCTTTAGCTTGCTGACTAGTAAGTCCAGCCGTTTGAAGCTCTTCTGATGCCTGTAGTGTATCAAATGCAACCTGACCCATAGGAAATCCTCCTTTTTGGTAAGTATAACGGGTTTAGTCTGCAATCTGCAAAATCTTTCACGTTAATACCTTAATTCGTTTACTCACGGAGAAACCGTTATGTCTAAATTAGTTGTTATTGAAAATACCGTTGTTCATCAAAACGCTTTCGGGCGTTATTGTCTGAATGATTTACATAAAGCCGCAGGAGAATTAGAAAAGGATAGACCTAAGTATTGGCTCGCCAATGATAAGACTCAAGAATTAGTTGCTCAATTCGTAAGCGATGGTGGAATTCCCCCATCGGTTATTAAAGGAGGTACAGAGCAGGGAACCTACGTTGCTAAAGAACTGGTTTATGCTTATGCCATGTGGATTAGTGCAGCTTTCCATCTCAAAGTTATCCGGACGTTTGATGAAGTTATTTCTACACCTATCCAACCACTAACCGATAAAGTTCAGGCTGGATTAGCAATGCTGGCATTCTGCAAACAAGAATTGCGTATCGCACCTTCTGGTATGCTTGGTGCAATGAAAAAGCTACAAAATTCACTTGGTATGCCGGATATCCTTCCCGCTTATGCTGTTGATGCACCAGAAGGGAGTTTAACGGGTTCAAGCGAAGTGACGCACTCTTTTACGGAGCTTTTATACTGCATGGCAAGCCTTACAGCCCACCATCTGGCTTTAAACGTCTGTAATTATTAGGTATTGTTGAGCGTAAATCACGTCCAAGTAGCAAACATCCTGATAAAGAAAAATTATTCTGGTCACTGACAGAAAAAGGATTACAGTTTGGCAAAAACCTAACAGACCCAAATCATCCTCGTCAGACTCAGCCTCATTTTTATGATAACCAATTTCCTAGATTGTTAGGTCTCATGATGAACGGAATTGCAGCATAATAAACCATTGACGAAAAAAGAAATCATGCGCTATATTCTATATCAGGTGCTGAACACACCTTCAACGAGCGGATATCCGCACCCGACAGTTTAGCGGTTTTTTTACGTCCATAGATTATGGTCGGGTAGTGAACAGAATATACAAAACCCTGAAAAGGGGAAAACTGTTGGCCGTCTCGTTGCGGTGTTCAAGTACCCGACCGCCCATCTGAACAGTGGGTTTTAATAAATCAACGAGGACATAAAAATGACCACTCCAAAACTATCCATTGATGCTTCAACGGCATCTCCAAACGTATACATTAATAATGGTAAAACAGTAACAACATCAATTGCTATTGCTGAATACTTCCAAAAAACTCACGACAACGTACTCAAGAAAATTCGATCAACAATTTCTGAATGTGATGATGAGTATCATGTCGTTAATTTTAACGAGATGTTCTTAGAGATCGAAGTTGCAAATGGAGCACTACGAAAAACTCCCTACTACGAACTTACCCGAGATGCATTCGTTTTGATCGCGATGGGCTTCACGGGTAAAAAAGCTTTAAAATGGAAAATAAACTACATCAATACCTTTAATCGCATGGAAGCTGAATTACACAATTCTATCGCTGTAACCGGAGCAACAAATAAAGTTCTTCTCACCTTACTTCCAAATGGTAAAGTAGATAGCGCAAGAGTCATTCATGACAATGAATATGTTGCATCACTAGAGTCATTGTTTGAAATTGGCCGTCGCGCGGGTTATATGATTATTCATAAAGATGAATTAATCAAAAAACTATCAGAATAGCTTAATTTTCCTCGAGCACGTCTCCGTTTCAAACGGAAGCGTGCACCACATTAATAAATACCAATATTCATTCATCAATTAACTTTGAGGGATATCCTTATGTCAAATTTAATCAACATCGAAACAAAAAACATCAATGGTGAATTAATCCAGACTGTTAATACCCGTGATTTACATTCATTTTTGGAAAGCAAGCAGGAGTTTGCTAATTGGATAAAAGACCGCATCCAACAATACGGTTTTATTGAACATCAGGACTTTTTGATAAATTTATCAAAAACCCCAAATGGCGGTCGTCCAGCAAAGGAATACCACATCTCCCTCGATATGGCGAAAGAACTATCCATGGTTGAACGCAACGAAAAAGGGAAACAGGCCAGACAGTACTTCATTGAATGCGAAAGACGAATTTTACAATCACAATTACCCAATAACCCAACAACTTTAGGCTTACCTAATTTCATTGACCCTGCTGAATCTGCAATTGCATGGGCTGAGCAGCATAAAAAAGTTCAACTGTTAGGGTACAGGTTCAACAGCTTGAAACCGAAATCGATAGTCTAAAAAACCTGTTTCAGATTGGTATGACACCTGTTCAATTCTGCAAGCAGCTTAATGGCGTAAATATTAACCAGGTCAACCTTTTTCTGGAATCGCGTCATTTCTCTACGATGCAGAAAAGGATATCAGCAAGGCTCATGTCTGGCGTGTTCATTCTTATGCGAGAGATACCTATCTAACCGAATCACCCTTCATCATGACAAACGATTACGGGAAACACCAGTGTTATAAAATCGTTCTGCTAAAAAAGGGGCTTCATGGCTATATAACCAATACCTCAAAAGTAAGCTACCGATGAAGAAAGACTGGAACGGCGAATTCACTCACGACAAATATAGTCAGGTGGCATAAGGGTAACGATGAACAAAGACAACATCCTGCTAGCGCTGGCAAGACAGGCAGCAAAGTTAGCGATTGATACCCAACGACAAGATATATGGCTAATCGCTTTATCACTGCAACTAAAAGCTTATGGAAAAAATCATCATGCCCTTAAATCTGAAAAGGCGAAAAAACGCCATCTTAAAGAAAAAATTATCACTCTGCTACTGGATTCGTCCTTTTCACAAAATGAAATCGAGTTATTAGTCGCGGAGATTAAAACCAGAAAAAACAGGATGCTATTTCAGTTCGAGGAGGTC